TATCCGGCACCGCCTGTTCCTTTGATTATCACAAAATCTGCGGGCACACTTGCTAGCTGTATACCCTCTTGCCATCCTGAAATATCAATTCCGTGCAACATATTAACCCTCCAAGTCCTTGAAGTCCTTGACTTCCTCGGTATTTTCTAATTTTAAAATCTGCTTAAATATCTGATGCAAGCCAGTGCTTGCAAGTCCACTGATCATACCGCTTGCAATTGCCACTAGAGTTATCGCCTGTGCGTTGATACAGCCTAGCACTGCTCCCAATATCGTGACTGTGAGTGGAATGTACTTGTTGTCGGTTGGTAGGAATTTCTTCATTAGATAGCCTACTACCAAACAAACTGCGATAACTAGTGGAATGTAAAGATTTGTTAAAAATTCAAGATTCATAATGTACCTCCTTGAATAAAATAAAAAGGTGGAGTTATTTCCACCTTTACCTAACTAAAATATTTTGAATAACTAGTGTCATTCCTGAGCCTATTAACACGGATATGATAGCTTGTACAACTGCGTTCCATCTCATCTTAGGTACTTGTTCAAGTGCGTTTATTCTTTCGCCCTGCTCGTTGAGTTCCTCGTGGTGCATATCCATCTTTTGTATCATAAGCTCTATGTTCGTGTTGATTTTCTGTATTTCCCTTGTCATGTCCTCAACAATCGTCAATCGCGTATTCATTCTTTTGATTTCGTCATCGTGGCATTGTATCTTGATGTCAATGGTATTCTTGCGTTCTAGCCACTCTTCCCTTGTCAGTTCTCCCATATGCTCCTCCTATTTCCACTTGCCAATCGCGTAGATTTGCAAGTTTAAAATGTCTGCAGATGCGGAGCTCTGACTCGCAGCTACCGTCAACATCGTTGTATTTTGCGTATTGATTGTTTGAGCGGCAAACGAATATCCGTTGCCAATCTGTACTGACGCCATTACCGTTGGCTTTGCGATAAATCGACAAGACGACGGGAATGTAAACGTTTTTCTGTTAAAAATCATGTTATTCCAGGCTCCAGCAGTCCATCCTGATCTAGAGTCCGAATCGGCTGTCTTAATAAGCTCTAATCTCCCCCTCTTCCATTTCACGAACTGCCATCCATCGACTTCGCCTTGCTCTATGACATAATCTTGAGCTCTTCCACCTCCGTTATATAGCTCATTGATTGCATCTGCGAGATTTCTTGCGCTGGTTTTTAACATGCTTGCGTTACCCATGTCGTCTCTAACTCGCTTTATCTGGTCTGCGTACTTTTCATCTGTGACTTTAATTTCTTGCTTGAGATCCTGGGCAAGTGTGCCGGATAGTGCTGAGTTCACGGTTCCGAAGCTATCACGCAGCTGTAGCCATAGGTTATCAAATAGTCCGCGATACTCTACAGCCGGAACTACCCAACCACAAAGGTTCGCATCCATCCTTGTATCGGATATATTGACGGATTCAATCGAGGTTGTACGAGCCGGGATATAGATGTCAGCGATTGCCAGTTCGTAGTAGTTTGACTCGCGGATTAGATCCTGGGCAACCGGATTTGTTGCCGCAACACCCTCTTTTAAATAGATGTCAATGTCTCGTCTGTCCTCTGCGGTATCAAATCTTAAAACGATACGATCTATACGAGGCAGGCTCGATGCTTGAGACAATGTAATCTGTCTGTTGCTACTCTCCTTAAAGACTGCACCCTCAATGATTGCGCCACCGGGCTTTACATTAACGGTCATGCCTCCGTGAGCTGTGACCATCAGCCCATCAATTGGGTTAATAAATACGCCGTTGCCCCAACACAGCTTATTAAAATCTCTCTCGTCCTGAGCTGTGATTGCTCTGTCCCACTCATTACCAATTATCCTTTTTGATTCAAATGGAAAACTCTTTGCCATACTATACATCCACCTTTCTATATGTTTGCCTGTTTGGAGTTCCGAAAACAAGCTCTATATCCACTTTATTTTTTGCATGCACCTCTCGAACTTCGACTAGCCTAGAAGTAAATTCTTTTTGTATTGAGTCAATATTGATTGTACAAATATCGCCGAGGTCGTAGTCTTTGAGGTAGTAAAAACGATGTTGCAATACATCAACTGAAATAGTTTCTTGCTTGTAGTTATTTAACATCTCTAGTTTTGCTGCATCTCTCATTTTTGACCTTATGAGCGCCTCGTTTTCACTCTTGATCTCGACTCCGCTTATGCTTGCACTAAAAACTTTGAGCGGAATACAGTGCCCAAGATTACTAGGTACGTTGTTATCAAACTGTACGTATTCGTGTATCGCCCTGACCTTTTTGCCGTCCTTCCAAAAGCCGTGTACTTCGTTTGACGTCTTAAAGTCATCAGGAATTTCTTGACTCGCTAAAAAGCCACTATATATCCCGCTTTCATCACATGCATATTCGCATTTTGAGATATTGCCCCAAGCTTCGCCAAAAAATACGTCATCACGCAAATCCTTGCCTTTTTGAATGTGCAACTCAATGCCTAGAAGCGATTTACCTGGTTCTTCCTTTGCCGAGAAAATCGGTCTGCAAATGAGTGTGTATCCTGCAGACTTTAAGGCTTTCCGCATCGCAGAGCCTGTACTTTCACCGAGTTCTGCGCTTATAGATAGCTCGTTTGGTACATCACTATCTGTGCTGAGCCTTGCACCATTAACCGTGCCACCTATTACATTCCAATTTGTTTTTTCATATACATCTCCTTGCTTAGCATACTTATCACTTACTGTTTCAAGCAGCCATTGTGTCAGCTTCTTTTTGACCTCAGCTTTTCCGGTAAATGTCATTGTCGAAATCGGTATCGTATAAGCGCTCCAATCAAGCACTTTGTCGATAAAAAAGCCTGATAATGTTACAAATTCGCCGTTATTCTTTTCCTCGTACACGACCTTTTGCACCATCGCTGTCTCAGGGCGCCCAATACATTGGATATACTTTACATCTGGGTCATAGTCCTTAGCTGCCATGTATAGCACGAATGACCCACACTCGAAATACTTACGGCTCCATTGCAACTCGACGAAATCAATCATCTTGAGCTCTTCGCCAAACTTATTTAAGCACTTGATCATTTACACACCTCCATACCTACCAACATAGCTTACTTCTGCGGTAAATGCTGTATTGCCGTCTTTTGATATTTTGATTTGATTATCACCATAGCCAAGTACCATCTGCATGAGGTCTCTAGCGTCAAAATCGCTGTATGGCACGTCTTTACCGTTCTTTTTGACCATTCGCTTGTCGCAATCAATAACGAGGACATCAGACGCATTTAAGACCGTTTTCACACTAGTCTTAAGGTCACCCATCTCGATGTCGACACCTGGAACGTAGCCAGTGGACTTTACTGTAATCACAATCGGAGCTGGCTCGCTACCGAGGTAGTTAATAACCTTTGTGTCGGTCTTAGTTATTTCACCAAATGCAAGCTTGCCACCTCCTGGCGCATAATATCTTGTCCAGTGCCACATAGGTGTCACGGATGAAAAGCTTGTTGTTTCTTTGTTGTCTGCGAATAGATCTGGGTAAGGCGACATAAGACTAATTGACAAGTCAGGACTATCATATATATTTGCGCTTGGATAATTGGCCGCTACTAGTTCGCATTCTTTTGCTAAGAGCGTATTGCCTAGATATGTAACCTCAAGTTGATATGTGTAATTCGAATTGTAAAATCCGAGTACATTTCTGCGTTCCGATTCATATTTATCATCACTAGCTCTGAAGGATGCCATGAATGTAATTAGTCTTGATTTCTTGCGTTTGCCCGTTACAATATCACCGTTTCCGTAACCCCGGGGCTCACTAAAAATCTCAATTTCAGGGAAGTCGACCCCTGTCAATGATTCTACTCCCCAATCTTCTTTTCCTAACGTGTGCCTTAACCCGTCTGACCGTATTACGTTTAGTTCAAATAGCTCAAATTTCTTGCCCACTAATGTCCTCCTAAACCTAAAATAACAGCCTCTTTACGTATAGCTCTTGCTATATCTGCTGGAGACTGTATTTTATCTTCGAATATTATTGTTTGCTCAATTTTTGTTGCACCTGGCACTTGCATACCTCCGACATTGGAACTTCCATAGATAGCCTTTGGAACTACGCTCTTTTGATTACTTATAGCAGTATTGATTTTTGCAAAGTTGACATCTACATCAATACCGCCTATCGCACTATCGATGCCAGTACTTACCTTACTTCCGGCTCTAAGTGCATGCTCTATGCTCTCCTCGATAGCTCTGTCAAGGAGATATGCGTTCCTACTTACTCCGACAGCCATGCCCTCAGGAAACGACTTACCGAGTCCATCTCTAAATAGCTTTGATGGAGAATTCATTCTAGCCTTTTTGCGTCCGGCTTTATCTGATTGCTCTACTACGTTTGCAACTGCATTTTTGACGGCTTGTGCTCCAGCATTTATGCCAGCAATTATGCCATCACAAAAGCTTTGACCCAAGCCACTCCAGTCGCATGAATTTCTTGCAT